ATCAAGGGGGGTCCGTACTCGAAGTCAAGTTTACGTTCGGTCCCGGTGCTCTCCGCGCTACGTTCAGCGGCGAATATGCACTCACGAAACCACCACTTCTTTAACAGAAAGCTTCTCCATGATCGAGGGATTGAGGACACGGGCGGGCAAACCCTCCTGAAGGCTTGGCGGAGGGGGAAAGTGGTTATAAACCACCGTGCATTGTCACGTCGGAGAAAACGAACAAGGCGGAAGATCTCAGAGACCAACGACTCGGCAGGCTGCTTCCAGCTCTCAGTTGAGAGGAAGCCAAAGCACATCTTGTCGATTAAACGGTCCCTCTTCGAGTCGTAGACGGTTGAGTTTAACTCAGCGAACCGTCTAGACTGAAGCGACTTCTCCTGGTTTATCACAAACCCGACGTCTGCGGTGGTTTTCAGCCAGGTGTGGTAGAGTCTGATGTTGCCACGGAAAAGACAATCATCACCGTTGACAAGTACTCTCCGGTGATCAGGTCCACAGTTATAGACCTCTTGATACGCCCTATCAATGCACACTTTGTTCAAGAGGCAAAGAACGACGAAGGACACCAGATTTCCCATCATGCTACCTCGCAACACCTCGCGATAACCGGTCCCCCAGGCCACTTGTATTCCATCGAAGCTGGCCTTCAGTACACTCGCTTCCTTCTCGGGCAGAGCCTCAGAAAGGACCTCGACGACCGCCTGGACGGCGTCGAGGTGTAAATTGTCTGTGGAGGCAACAAAGTCGCCGGAGATAAAACGGTCGTCATCTGGATCCTCATCCATGATGACACTGCGGAAGTGTTCAGGGGTCACGTCGCCACGAACCAGCCAATCAAACTGGGAAAGCCAGTCGTAAGCGGCCTCGTGAACAGGACGAAGAATGCGCTTAGCTCGAGCGCCCTGCATCGTCACAACCCTGAGTTTACCTTTTGTCTTAGCCGTGCCAAGTCGACAAAAGTTAACCTCTTCCTTCTCCCTTATCGAGGTCTCACCCCATGACGCAGTGATGGGGTTCTCGTACCAACGCGGCACCGACAAAGTGCCTCCACAATTCCTCTCCAGCTCAAAGCAACCCTGTTGATCAGGAACGCGAGCTTTGTTTTTCCCTTCCCACGATGACCACCACTTGGTCCCCATAATCCATTTGACCCTCTTCTTAATATCGGCCAGTACATCCGGGCGAGTAACTGGTCCCGGTGCAAAGGCCCTGGCGGCCCACTCTTTTCTCGCAGCATCGGCTCGGGGGGGATCACACGCTTTACACGGCTCGTCAAAAATGGTCTTACAACCTTTGACGGCGAGGGCCAAACGCCAATACAGCACCCCCCCTTTTCTTTTCCTTGAGAGCTCCTGCTCCGTCCACTCCTTCCACCTGCCCGCGGCCGTCTCACAATCCACAGTCAGTGCGCAATCGAAGCTCGAATTAACGAGCCCCTCCTTTGCAAAGACCTCGGACACGAGACGCAGGGCTTTGACTGCACGTACTGCGCAGGCGCAGACGCGGCGACGACGTTGTTGCCCAGTCATCCTTTTACCAGATAACTTGCGTGTGTCGTCACGTAGGTGGGTAAACACTCAACACGAG